TAAACCGGAAAGCCTAACGAAATACTGACTGAGGTCGCCAAACACAATGCCAGTAGATCCAGCAGCGTAAGGAATCGACGGGGAAACGTAAACCGGCTTGCCAAGGATAACCTCCTTATCCTTTTTGATACTGATTAGTGGGCGTCCGTTTCCGTCAGTTGCCTGCCGAACGAGCTGGTACGTTTCGTCGGCAATTACCCAACCGCACTTTGGTGACGCACGGTGGATACGGTTCAGAGCAAAGAAAATGTCAGTAAAGTCATCCAGCACAAGCTTGCCAGCGTTGGCGGTTGTAACGCCGCTGTTCACCGCGCCGGTAAGTATGCCTTGCGGCGCTGAGGTGCCATTTCCAACAGCCAAATCCACGCCGATACCGCGCGCAAAACCGATAGAAAGCGCACGCTCGAATTGGTTGAGGAAATTCTGGAAATCATCTTCCTCAAATTCAATCGAGGCATCCAGCGAGGCGCGATAGGTCCAGCTTTTCAACTGTGCCTGCGTGCTATTCGGCGGTGCGCCCGGTCCTTGCTGTGCGCCTTCCGCAACTTTCGTCGCGGTAAACGTTGTCATGTCCCATCCGGGAATTTGGTAAGGACGCAACGCAAAGGTTTTGCTTTCGATCAGCGAAACGACGTCAGAATCAAGCAACGGATCGTATTGCGCCATTGCCAAAACAAGGTCGTCGTAAAATTCGTTTGGAACCAGATAGCCGCCTTGACTTCCAGCGGTATAAGTGATGCTTTGCGTACCGGCGAGCATATCGGTGTTGGTACGATACTCGGCCAGCGCCGCACTGTCGCCTTTCGCCAGCGCCTTAAACCAGCGCAGCGTTTTATCCGGAGCCACAGCGGCGGTTTTCAGCGCCGACGCTTTCGCCAGCAACACGTTGATGCGTGCTTCGTCGCGCTTGGTTAGCTCGGGCTGATTTGAAATCGCCCGCGCTTCCTCCAGTACCGCCAGCAATTCGCTGTCGCGGAGGTTAAAATATTCCTTTTTCATAGCATGGCTCCTCTATCATTTACCGGCGCGTGTTACAGCTCCAACATCAGCACACGTGCGCGGCGCAATTTGTCAGCGACTTCGTCAGCATCCATCGGCACAGACGCGTCCAGCGCGCGGCTGTTTTCCTCGGAAACTTCAACGCCAAATTTCTTGGCGGCGGCTTTGATCTTTCTCAGCACGCCAGCTTTCTGGTCAGCCGGTATGCCTTCAGTCTGGTTGAAACGTGCCAGCGCGTTACGCACGTGCGCGGCGTCGTGGATAGGCAGCTTCCACGTTTCGGTCTTGTCCTTATCGCCAACGAAAGCAAACTTGTCAGCGGTCAGTTGTTTTCCGCCAACCGTTTTGGTACGCGCGCCTTCAATCTTGGCGCGGCGCTCAGCGCGTGCGGTTGATTTCCTCAGCTTGCATTCCTCGGAATCGCCATCGCAAGGCTCATCTTCCTCATCGCCTTCGTCCCAAATATCTTCCTTGGGCGACATGCGGTTTTGGCACTCGCACTCCGGATCGTCGCAATCGCCATCGCTGGCGGCGCACTTTTCCATGCGCTTGCCTTTCTCTTCGATGGCTTTCGCGGCGGCGGCGTGCGCGTCGGCGTTAGCCTGATGCTCATCCGCTTGCGCCTTGTGTGCGGCGGCGATACCGTCCAAGTGCGACCGCATTTCGGCGGACCGCGCCTTGCAACGATCGCTGGGCACCCAAGTTTGTTCAACCGGCTCAGGGTCGCCAAACAAGAAACCGCCGTCGGCTTCCTGATGGTACGAAATCTTGCTGTACAGGTTGGTAATGCAATCCTGCACAATCACGAAATCGTCAAACGTTTCGCACATCCAGAATTGGCTCGAATAGCCAACGCCTTCGTTACCGGCTGGCGCTGGAAATTTCGCGCACAGTGCAGCGCAGAGTGCGCTGAGCCAGTCTTGGATTGATTCGTCGCGCTTTTCGGTTGCCGGTTTCGTGGCAACGCGCTTGGCTTTGAAACTATCCACGCGACTACGCACTTCCGGAGCCAGTTCGATCATGCGCGCGCCAACGCTGGTACCGGGGTAAGCCGGATACGTGACCGCTGAAACGTCCAGCAAGTTGACGTCCTTCAAAGTACGCATTGCGAAAAAGTCCTCGTTGCCGCTTTCCTCTTTCCAATCGTCGCCGCCATCCGGCACGGTAAAGGCGAAGCTGCAATCCGAAATGTCTCCGCGCTTCACGCTGGAGTAAATGTCGCGATGTTGGCTGTTGGAAGGGTCCAACACGGCGCGCCACTTTAAGCCGCGCTCATCCTGTGAAAGAGCCAGCGTGCCGGATTTTGTCCGACCCAAAATGCAATTGGCGTCGTGGTTAAACAGCGCCTTCACATCGTCGCCAGCCGCCAGCGAGCGCGAAAAAGCACTCGGAGCAATCTGTTCCTTGAAGCCACCAAGGTTGTGCGATACGTTATTAAACAGCGCGGCGTAACCGCCGATAGCCATCTCGTCGCCTTGACCCTCGGCGCGCAATTCGCTGGTAAACCGTCGCTCGACTGTGTTCATGGTTTTGCTCCTTAATATATCCGGCGCGTGTTACAGGTTACGTGCCGGCCAAAGTGTCCGTTACCTTGGTTCCGAAAATCAGTTCCAAGTTATTGCTTGCGTCCAGCCGGTAAATGCCGCCCGGTTCCGCAACCTTAATTTTCTTGCCGCCGTCCGGCGATTCAAGGCACGCGATGTTTGACCGGCTGGTTAGTACCAGCGTTGGTCCGGTTGCCGCGTTCGCCTCAATGGCTTGGTCAAACGCCTGTGCATTGCGGTCACGCAAATCGTTTAACGATTCGCCGCCCGGAATTTCCTCGTCCGGATTATCCAAGTACCATTGCACATCGTCGGCGTGCTCCGCGCGCGATAAGCCGGTGTACTCGCCAGTGTTAAGCGTTTTCAGGCGGTCGTCCGTCTCAATCGGTATGTTGCCAAGCGCGGCGCTTACAAGCTGTGCCGTTTGCTGATGCCGTACCAGCGAACTGGTAACGATACGCTTAACGCCTAACGGCTTGAGGAAATCGGCGGCTTTCTTTGCGTCCTCAATTCCGTTTGCGTCCAATTCGTAAGGGCCCCAGCCACGGTACAAGTCTTTGTCGTTGCCTTCCGTACAGCCGTGCCGCATAACGTACATCGGCGTTACCGCAAGTGAGCGCTTGGCTTTCTTCGCGGCTGGTTTCGCCGGTTTGCCTTTCGCGCCCCCGCTCGCTGCCGGTTGCGGAGTCCCCAACGAGGGGGAAGGCGCAACCGGAGGCGGCGAAGCTTTTGCAATCTTGACTTTGTTTTTCGTATCGTCTTGCTGTTGGGCAATTTTGTTTTTCGTGTCAATATCGCCCTTGAGATTCAAGTGATCCTCAGCAGCCGGTCCGCCAGTCATTGGCATATCAGCCGGTTGCATGTTTACCGGCGACCAGTAAATGTCACCGCTACCGTCGGTGATAGGATTCATGTCCTCCAGCTCGCGAATATCGTTCGAGTTGAGGTAGCCCCATTGCTTACCGCTGGCATAAAACTTGGCGCGCGAATCAGCGTCCGGATACAGCAACCGGCGCGTGTCAAAGTGCGCGAAGAATCGGTTGGCTGACCGCCCCATCTTGGGAAACAGCTTGCGGCCCATTTCCTGTTCCAATGCGTGGAGCCAAGGATTCAAGCAGTACAGCACAAACTCAATGCTCTGTTGTTCAACGTTTGATTTGCCGCCGCCTTTTTCAGCCGCCGCAACCATGTGTACCGGCACGCCAAACACGGCGCAAATTTCCGTGCGCTGATACTGGCGGGTCGCGTTCATCTGACCCTCGTCCGGCGTGCTTGCTATCTTGGCAAACTCGACGCCTTTTTCCAGCACAGCAACTTTGAACTGGTTTTCGCCGCCGTGCGCTTCCGCCCAACTACGCCGGAGGTTTTCAACCGCTTTGTCCTCCAGTGCGTTTGGTATCGTCAAGATACCAGCGGGGCGCGCGCCGTTACCGAAAAACTTCGCTCCGTACTTTTCCGTTGCCAGCGCCAAGCCCATAATCTGGCGCGAAAGATAAACGGTCGATTGACCAAGGCGCCCGTCAAGGCTCAGCCCCGGTATGTGCAACATATCCTCGGCAAGCACAAGCCGCCGCGTGCCGATATGCAAGTCGTTCAATTCCTGCGAGTCCGTGGTATTCGGCTCGGAATTGTTCATCAAGCTTTCGGTCGTTTCAAATATCAAAGTGCCCGGCGGCAACGTGTCGCCTTCAATCTTGATTGGGCGCGTGTTGCGAATCGGGCGCGTGCGCGCCGGATTACGCGGCCACAATCCAACAATCTGGTTCGCGCCGTTGCGCTGAATTTCAACGTAACCGTTGCCCCACAACAGGCAATGCACCATCAGCACCTTTATCCAAGTGTGCGTGGTCATTTCTGTGTTCGGCTCGTTGTGCAACAAATCCCAAAGGATGTGGTCATAGGCAATTCGCTTGCCTTGGCGCTTATCCTTTATCAAATGCTCGTAAACGTGCAACGGCAAACCAGCAACGCCGTTGGCGATCAGGTTCACGCAAGCGTAAACCGTGCCAACCTGTAGCGCGGTCATTTCCGAAACGCGGATACCGGAATCAGTCCGACCGCCGTTAAAAATGTCCAACAGCCACTCGGCTGGATAGCTTAAAGGCGTTTGCGGATTCTCAATGCTTGTGCGGCGCTCGCCGCTAAGTGCGCCAAGCGCGTTATAAACGGTCGTCATCCAATTGCGCCGCGCCATGCAAAAGCCTCCCGGAGATAGAACTCCTCATGCTTACCGCCGCCTGTGACGGGTACGAAATCCTTACAAAAAGATAATGCCGCGCTTGTTGTATGGGCTGTCGCCGGTTGCCGGTATCTCAGCTATACGCTGCATGGCCATAATAACCGCCACAATTCCGTCAATCTTTTCGCGCGACCGTTTCTTATCCGGCGCAATGTTGTCGCGCGGGTCAGAAATCGCCTGTACGTTTCCAGCCTCCCACGTAAGTACAGGGTCGCCGTAATGCTCAAACTTTTTGTCCAGTACCAGCGCCAGCAACCGCTTCATCGGGTCCGACATGGTTTTGAAACCTTGCCGTACCTCCACCATTTTCATTCCAGCCGCCGCCAGCTCGTTTGCCATTTGCTGAGCGTTCCAGCTATCGTATCCAAGCTCCATAATGTGGAACTTGCTTGCCATATCGGCAATAGTTGCCTTGATGAAATCGTAATCAATACTGGAACCGGGCGTGGTAAAGATAAAGCCTTCCTTTATCCACACGTTGTACTCAACGCGGTCCTCTTTCACGCGGTTGTCCACGTTGCCTTCCGGCATGAAATGCCAAACCAGCACGCGCCACATTAAGTCAGCCGGTACAATTTCAACTTCCTCATACCGTTGCTGCGGTCCGGGGTAGCCGGGCCTTCGCACAACCGGCGCGCCAACCGGGCGCATTT